TTATGCCAAGGGGAGGATTAATGTGACGGTTGTGCCTTGGTCTTCAATACTGTCAATTTGCAGAATGCCATCGTGAGCCATGACGCTGCGTTGTGCATTGCACAGACCAAAGCCTGTGCCGTTGCCGCGACGGGTGGTGCGGCCGGGCAAGCACTGACGGATCTCCGCAATCATTTCTGCGGGGATGCCCATGCCTGTGTCGCGCACGACAATCATGGCCTGATCATCTAATTGCGAAACATCAATCTCGACGGTGCCCATAGGTGATTGGCTATCTGAAGACAGGAATTCACAGGCATTCTTAAGCACGTTGACAAGTGCTGCGACAATGTGCAAACGCGAGACTTTGATCTTCAGCTCAGCGGGAATTGATTTATTGATTACAACCTGGCCAAGGTCCATGCCATTACCGCGAAGGTTGCTCATCACAATGCTGATGGCTTCAGTGACCAGATCAGCGATACTCACGCCCTGACGTTGATCAGAAACGGGGCGGGCATAGTTGCGCATGTCATTAAGCATGCGTTCGAGAAAATCCAGATTGCCTGCAATATGCTTGATCTTGCCTTGCAGGTATTTCTCGGTGAGTTTGCCTGTGTTCTGTCTCTCGATGATGCGATTGGTGTTGGCTTTGAGTGACGTCATCACGTGATTCATCTCGTGAACCGATGCACTGATTAACGTGTCATAGAGATGTTCAGCCATTTGACGGGCGCTATCCGCAGCTTCTTTGCCATGTTGCTCTTCGATCTGCTGATGTAATGCGATCACCAGGTCCAGGCCGCGTTTGTTTTTTTGAGATTCCACAGCAAGCTTCTTGCGCCGCCGCATGCTTTGTTTTGCAGCACTTGCCACATAGGCATGCGGATCATTCAAAAACTTCTCCGCCAACTCCGAGATGTTCTGGCCTGGGAGGGTGGCAAGTGAGTTGGCCACTTCCTTGCGGACCTCCGGCTTGGGATCGTCCGACAAAACCAGCAGCAGCGTGCGAAACGGTTCCACTGACTGACCGGATGACATCTGGCTGACGACACGACTCACCAGTTTGCGGCGATGTGTCCAGGCAATGGACTCACGGTTTTCTGTGAGCTGCGTCAGTGCATCATCCAAGTCGATGGCTTGGGGTTTGGCTTGTGATGGCATTAGTACGCATACCTTTCCTGGCGTTTCTTAAACGCCTGTTCGCCACCTTCCAGCAGATTGACAATGGCATCGCGGCATTGATCAACGTTGCCTTCGACGATCTTGCCAGACTGTCTGCCATCAGATTCAAGAACGAAAACACGCTCTGCATCTGCCAATACGGGGATGTTGGGGTTATGCGTGACGAAGATCAGTTGACGTTTTGCTTTGACTGTGTGGATGCTATTGACGACGGACTCACACACGAAACGATTGTCCAGGTTGTCTTCAGGTTGATCGATGAGAAGGGGGGAATCACTTTCCAGTAAAAGGATCGGCAGGACGGTCGTGCATTTCTGACCCGTCGACAGAGATGCGGATTCTTTGTACTGATCGCCATCTTTCAATTCGATCCGTGGCAGGTCGGACAATTCGACCGTTTCCAGTGCGAACAATTCGTCGCTGTCGCTAAGAGCGTCTACAACTTTACGGCTTTGATCTTCACTCAATCCCGATTGTTCGACAAGACTTGTCACATCATTGCGGCGAACGATTTCTACGAGTTCGGTTGGCAAGATGCTGTCTGCAATGCGTTGAGCAACAACGTTGCGCGTGATACGCACACCTTGCAGTGCATCACTCAATAAGCTGCGATACTGAGAGTGGTTGCCCGCTTGTTCAATGGTCACACGGATATCCGGGTTGAGTGATGCATTGATGCGCTGGGCGATCTGGTTTCTCAGATTGAATCGTTGATCCCGAAGTTCCGACAACGCGTTAAGCATCTCAACTCGTTCTGCTTGGAGTTTAGCTTGGTTCTGGATCAGAAGATCACGTTGATTTTGCTTACGAATCAAATCGCCACTCATCCGCGTAAGGCGAGTACGTTCATTGGCTTGGTTCCGTAAGTCTTCGTTTTCCTTCAGGATGTTTTGATAGGCGATTTCCTGTTGGGCATGAGTCTGCTTGAGTGTGTTGTGGGTTTGACAAAGCACCTGATCCATGGCGGTGAGTTTGTCACACACACTCTGCAACAGGGCATCGATTTCTGAAGCACCAGCGAGCAATGATTGATTGGCACCTTTCAGCAATACGCCATTGGGACCACTGAGCAAATCCTGCTGAAACGACTGTTGAATTTGCTGCAAGACTTGGCCTTGCTGTTGTTTGATCTGATTCCCGTATTCGTAAACAAACTCGCCGATCTCATTCACCGCACCAGTTTCTCGTTCACGCAGAAATTTGTCCTGCTGTGCCTTGCTGACCACTTCAGCATTCTGGCCTGTGATCGGGCCCATCGCTTCTAGCTTTTCCTGGATGCCTGGTAAGCCTGCTATCTCACCATTAAGCCCATCGATCTGGTCCTGCATTGGCTTGAGTGACATCGCATTGGTTTCTAATTGCGATGTCAGCGTTCTGGCGTTCTGTTCAATCTTTGCCAACTCATCAGATTCAAAATTGTCGATGAGTGAGAGTTGAGACATCGACTGTTCTGCGATGCGTTCGATTTCATTCTGGCTATAGATGTCAGCCCGAAACACACGACCTGTCCGCAAAGCGATGTCCGCTGCCTGACCATCTGAATCCTGAACGATTGGATTGTCTTGCCAGGAACGTGTGACCTTGTAGACCACACCATCACGTGTTTCGATGGTCAGCTCAATGGTCCCATTGCCAAGGTTGGCTTTGACCAGGTTTTCGATTCGATGTCGCTCAGGTGACCCGTTAGCAGGCAACGCATCCAAGGCATACCGCACGAGTTCCAGAATCGTCGTTTTCCCAGTACCGCGAGCCCCAATTAGGCAGTTAAGTCCTCGGTCCAGATCGAACTGTAACCCATCCAAAAAGCCACCCGTAATTTGAATTGACCGCACCTGACTGGTGCCAATCGTCTTAACTTGAGTCCCCAAAACCTCCGGAACAACCTCCATACGCACCATCAAAAACTCCTCACATAAACCGTTGATGATCCCCCGTAGCGTCGCGTTTTCAACCAAGTCCCAACACAACAACATGCTGGCCGCCACGGAATGTGAAGGGTATTGTGTACGGATTCTGTTAGGATGTCAAGATGTTCGGCAAAATTCTTTAAAAACAGTTGTTTACTTGCTCTGCAGAAAACTGTCTTGATCTGTTGAAAGACGATGCACGAGTATGACTAGCAAGTCATCACGGCGGGGGACGTTGACACATACAAATGATGATATGCACATCGGCACCGTGGGGGGCAGGTATGTGTATCAAAGCCGATTCAAGTCATTTCTAGTGGATACCAAGGGGAATCTGGCAGCCGTATGCCGATATGTCGAACGCAATGCAGTGTGCGACATATCGAGCATTGAGAGCCTTCGTCATTGGCACCGCAGTTGCTAGACCTGATCCGCTGTTACGCAAACGGCATAGTCGATGCCAAGCGCCTTGAAGTGCTTGCGTGCGCAGCGGATTTTGTATCGCTCGCTTTCTCGCAGCGTTTCCTCGGAGAGGGTGTCCTTGGTTTCCCGGACAAGATAGAGGGTGGGCTCATCCTGGCCATCCTTCTTGATGACAACCCAATCGGGATTGTAGTCGCCTACAGGCGTGGGAACCTTGAACCCGTTGGGCAGCTTGGCGAAGCACAGGACATCGCTGCGGTTCTGCATGTCCAAAGCAAAGCTGTACTCAACTGCTGAGTCCACAGCAACGGGTTGAGTCAAACTGCGCAACGGCTCATCTTCTTCCTGTGGCAGATTGACGATGCGGTCGAGGCTGTGCGCGATTTCCTGCCCATCAAGCTCGTTGAGCTTTCGCTGCTCGTAGCAACTGCCGTCCATCGGCTCATACTTAACACCCTCAACAAGCTCTGCGGACAACGTGTGACGGATCAGCCGGGTGCAGTCTTCGAGATACCGTGCCGGATGCTTACTGAAGTTTGTAAACGTGCCCGAGTCCTTGAGGATACTCGACAAGCTCTTACGGCTCAGGTCAATACGAGCTGAAAGATAGCTCAACGGGTCTGGGAGCCGCTCTTTGGAATCAACCTGTTCGGCCTTGTTCTCTCGTACTTTTCCAGAGGACACACCTTTTGCGGAAACTTTAAGGTCGCTGGTGGTAATTTCCACTTTCCGACTGATGTCATGGACAATGAAGTGGTCCTTGAGGGACTTTGCTGCATTCTTGATCAGTTTGTCGGAATCCAAATCGAGTCGATACCTTGTCCGCCGCGAGACTTTTTTCCACATCGCCTTGAAAGCGGGGTGATCCAGCAGCGACTTGTTCAGCTTGATTTTGGTTCGAGGCTTGTCGGGGCGAACATGATGCTCGATCTTGTGCTCAAGCAGAATCTTTTCAATCTCAGTGCTAAACGGCCTGAATGCACCAGACAACTGATCGGGCATGGACTTGAAGTCTGGATCTTCCACCAGCTTGTTTTCCTCGTCGATTAGCCCCGCATCTTTTAGTTCACCGTGGAGTTTGCTCGCCTTCTCAAAACCGATGGGCCCTTCGACCGTCTCCAACTCCGCGAATGCACGCGGCAGCACGATGCCGAACGTCACGCCGCACTCTTCCTGAAACTCGTTTTGCAAGCCCTTGGCATACGAGGTGTAATCCTCCGCGCCAACGACAGTGAGTTCATTGATCACCTTGTCGCGAATACGCACGCCGCTTGCATCCACCGGCAAGCGCAGACCACGGCCCAACTCCTGACGCCGCCGCGTTGCCGTCTGCGCACCACCGAGTTTGCATATCTGAAAGACGTTGGGGTTGTCCCACCCCTCCCGCAATGCCGAATGGCTGATGATGATGCGCAGTGGATCGTCGGGATCGAGCAACTTGCCTTTGTTCTGCATGATCTTTTCGTAGGCAGTTTCGTCGTCCTTGGTATTGCCCTTGGTGTCTTTGGCTTTACCTTTTTTGTCTTGTGCGAAATAGCCGTCGTGCAATTTGGCGTTGTCATGGGTCAGCGCAGGTAAGCCATTGAACCGGGGCTCCTTGCGATACTTGTCCAAAGCCTCCTCAATCCATTGATGCACTTTGCCCGGCGAGGGGGTGCCGTTTGCATCGTACTTGCGATAGTCCGCGACCTTGTCCAGGAAGATCAGCGACAACACCTTGATCCGCCGATCCTGATCGTCACTTCCGGGCGTGGAGTCTTTGCCGATCGCCAGCCGACCCTGCAACTGTTTTTCCTTAAGCAGGTGCTTTTCGACCGTCTTGACCACCATGGCTTTGATGACATGCTCATCGACTTGCCCGATGCCTTGGCCTTCTTCAAAATAGTGAGCTTGGCCGTGGATGTTGATCTCGACGCCACTTTCCATTGAGATGCCATCAACCCGCATATCGGCATAGGCGCTGTTGCCCTTGGTTACCTTGGGTGAATCCAACTCTTCGTTGCCCTTGACGGTCACCTTTTTGAGCTTGGGAGAACCCTTGGCATCGAGTACCAGCAGTTCAAGATCGGCGCTGGGCATCTTCGCATTGCCCTTGTATCCGACGCGCACGCATTTGAGCACCGCCCCGGCTGGCAGCCCACCTTCGCGGACCGACGTCACCACGATGCCTTTGACCAGTTCCTTGCGTCGGGCCTCCACCGGGCCCAGGTCGTAAACCATGTTGTACGGTTCTTTGTGCGTCGCCGAGTAACGCAAACAGAACATCGGATTCAGCCGACGGATCGCCTTCTTGCTCTTGGCTGTGCTGTCCACGCTTTGCGGCTCGTCAATAATCACGATCGGGTTGCAGGCCCGGACAAACTCGATTGGGGCCTTGCCTTGCAAGTCCTCCTGGGGCTTGTAGATCACGTTGCCGCTACGCTTGGCCTCCTCCATCGTGTGATCAACATCCGCGTCCTTGATAAACGCCTGGATGTTGATGATGCAGACCGACAGGCAACTGTTACGGGCAAACGCGGCCAGTTCCGTTGGTTTCTTGCCGTCATAAACAAAAAAGTCCATCGGCTCGCCGTTGTACAGCTCGCGCAAATGCTTGTCCGTATCGCGCAGACTCTGCTTGACGCCTTCACGGATTGCCACCGATGGCACGACGATAAAGAACTTGCTCCACCCAAACTCTGCGTGCATCTGACGCATCGTCCGCAGGTAGACATACGTCTTGCCCGTACCCGTCTCCATGCTGATGGTGAAGTTCATCGGGGCCGGCGCATCCGTATCGTCAGGTAACGCGGGGATCAGGCTGCTGTCGGGCATCAACCCTTGTTTGTCCTGAGCCGCTTGCAGGTTTTTGAGCACCTGATTGCGGCTGATCGTCAGTTGGTTGCCCAGTCCCAGTGCGTGTTGATACAGCCCCTCGCCAGTCCCGCCGCCGACTTCGATCGACAGGTTCCCACCCGCCTGCCCGCTGCGTGGTTGGCCGGAGAACAGGCTCACCGTCGCGTCAATCGCGTCGAGCTGGAACTGCTGCTTGGGGTCGAATTGAAATGTTACATCCGACATACCTTACACCACCTTCAGGTTGCAGACCGGCTTGCCATCTTCGTCCTTGCGCTGCTTGTACAGCGTGGCGATGTTGGCTCGGGCCGTATCATTCTCAAACGCACTGTCGAGCACCACCAACTCCGAGGGCGGGATGTCCTGCTCCAGGAGCGCCTCCAACGCCGCGGTTGGGATCGACGCCTGCGTGCTGATCACACGCGTGCGGTCGGCCACGCCGATGAAAGTGGTTCCGGGGGCCTCTTCCAACTCGAAGCGTTCAAGTTGCAGATCCATCGGCAGGCCCATCTTCAGGAGCATCTCCCAGAGAATGTCCGTCTCGGATCGGCCGGGTACGGTGTGGTCGGCGAGTTGCTCCAATCGCTTGAACAACTCGTCCTCGCTGGCCGTCGGATCGCTGTTCCATGCGGTGAAGTTACTGCTATCGAGTTTGAACACCCGCATCCCGGTGTCGAGTTTGTCGGCGTTTAACCCGGCTTCTTCCTTGAGTTTCCTACCCGCCCGTTTGAGGCGTTCGCGGGTGAGGTCGAAAATCGTCTCACACACCACGCCATCATCCAGCGTCACCGGCTCATCCAACGGCTCAGGCAATTGCACGCAGATGTAACGCCGATTGCCGCCGTCCTCCGCGTTCTGCGCCATCACCGCATGCCCCGTCGTGCCAGAACCGGCGAAGAAGTCGAGGATGAGGTCGTTCTTATCATTTGCAGTGGCAAAATGGAGCATATATTTCACCAGACCGATGGGTTTAGGTGTGTCAAAAACACCTTTTCCTAGCAATTTCTTTAGTTCGAGTGTCCCTGACTCGTTGGCGAAGCCAGATCCCATCCACAATGTTTTAGGCTTGATCCGCTTGCTCTCACCACCAGATTCCGCATAGTCAATTTGAAACACGTCCCACCTTTTCTCCGAACCAACTGTTTGCCCCTTTAATTCGTCTGCGCGTTGTTCAGCAGTGTCACGACCCCAGCGCCATCGCCCATCGCTTCCATCAGAGAGTTGAGGTAAAACCTCCACAGTGTAAATCGGGCTTTGTGTGACGCTGACCTTTCCATCCGTCGGCGAGATATAAAAGGGATAGAACATATTGGGCCTGTCTTCGCGTTTAGCGCCCGCTCCCCTTTTTCGCAAGCCTTGGAGTCGGAATCTATTACCATCTAAGTCAGTCTCAGGATAATCATCCAGATATTCTTCAGGCAAAGGGACGCCGTATGTTTCAAAGTTTGTCCGAGCGTAAGCGAGCAGATAATTATGTGCCGTAGCGAAGTGCTTGTCGTCACTACGGCCTTTGAGATTGCTCACAACACATATCGTTCCCAAGAAGTTTTCTGCTCCTATTACCTCGTCGCAAAGTGATTTCAAATTCGCGACCTCGTTGTCGTCGATTGAAATACAGATCACCCCATCATCACGAAGCAGGTTACGGGCGAGGGTTAGCCGCGGGGTCATCATGCTCAGCCAGTTGGCGTGTTTTCGGCCGGAGGTTTCGTTGTTGGTGGATTGCCAGAAGCCGTCTTCGTCTTTTTGCTGGGTGCGTTTGAGGTAGGTGTCGAGGCCCTCGCCGTAGTTGTCGGGGTAGACGAAGTCCTTGCCGGTGTGGTGTAGGCCGGGAGTTTGCATCCCGACCCCAACCCCAAACCGGACGTGCATGTTTCCGTGCATCCGGCTTTCCCGATGTTTCTTAGCTAGCATGCGCATGGTGTTTCTCCTTGTGGCAATCCAGACACAGGGTCTGGAGGTTGTCGTCGAAGCTCGCCATTGCAAAACTTGCAAAGCGCTTGACTGGGACAATATGGTCAACTTGGGATGTCTCGTTTGTGACCTTTCTGCCACAGGCGCAGCAACGATAGCCGTCCCGCCGCAGAGTTAGGAATTTCACATCCAGACTTCCAAAGCGTTGGCGTTCGTTGAACCGTGCGAACGCCGCTTCCAAATCGTCTTCGGATTCATACTCTCCTTCTCCGGGCTCGTAGGGTTCCGGGCCGCGATAGTCCAGCTTCAGTGAGAATTTGCTGAACTGTTCAAGTTCGCAGAATTCATCAATATGAATCTTGCCATCACGGTAGAACCGTTTCATTGCCCGGCCCGTGGGGATGTCGTTTTTACGACAGATCGCCTTCAGGGCTATCCAGAGTGCATGGTGATCCAAAGTTCCAGCGAGGTCCGTGAAGTTGTGGGCAATGCGGAAGTATTCCGACCACCCACGTACAACGGCTGAGCCACGTTTGATACGCAATGCCACCGACTCCTGATGGGGACGGTTGCGCATGGCGTCGTGCAGTCGCTGCTTCACATTTGCCAGTGCCTTCTGACTCACTTTGATCTTGGGCACATCCTTGCCACGCTGCCCCGTTGTTCGGTTCAGGTGGAAGCTGAGAAAGTCGAACCCATCGCGGACATGCGTGACGTGCGTCTTTTCAGCCGATAATTCCAGACCACATTCATGGCGAAGGAAGTCACGGATTTGATCACGAAGCCCCTCGGCATACTGCCGGGATGCTCTTGTGACAAAGACACACCAGTCGTCTGCGTAGCGAACAAAACGTACGTTCGGCTGACGGAACCGACTGGCCCGATGCTGTTCGTTGCCATACGTTCCCTTGTGATGCAGGAACCAGTCCAGCTTATTAAGGACCGCATTGGCCAGCAACGGTGAGATCACGCCCCCTTGTGGGACACCTTTCTCAGTTGGCATAACAACATCGCCAACCTTCACGCCGCTTTTAAGGAAGCGACGCAACAGGTCGAGGAATTTGTTGTCCATGACCTTTTCCCGCACAGCCCGTAGGATGGACTGATGCGAGATCTCATCGAAGCACGCTTTGACGTCTCCCTCAATCACCCATGAGAAACCACTTCTCATCAGGTGTTGACAGCGGAAGACCGCATGATGCGTGTTTCGATTGGGCCGGAACCCATAAGAGTTGTCGTGGAATTCCACCTCAAAGACAGGCTCAAGTGCCATGCGAATGGCCTCTTGCACGATCTTATCCCGCAGACACGGGATGCCCAAAGCTCGCATTTTCCCGTTGGATTTGGGAATCATGACGCGCTTGAGCGGTTGAGGCTGGTAAGTTCCACGCTTTAACTCCAGACGCAGATTTTCGACTTTGCCCGACAATCCCTTGCGGAACTGGCGAGTCGTCACTCCATCTACGCCCGGCGCTTTGCCATGGGAACGCCTGAGCACCCGCACAGCAGCAGCACGCAACCATTGCGGTTGGTGTATCAGGTCCATCAGGTTCCGAAGCCGGTCATCGTATTGATCGACCGGGAACAACGGTGTGCCCGATTCCCTGTGCTGCTTATGCTGGTGAGATTGCTCCCACAGCCTTCTCTGGACTTCTTTCACGTTCATCAGGAACCCTCCTAATTTAAAGAACCCTTCGGTTATCCAGAACGAAACATCCTGCCTCCCTTCGCCATGTAGACGGCTTTCCCGTCCTCAGACTACTACGAAGGCTCCGTCACCCAGTCGCCTCATCGGCAGGGATTCAACCGCGATTCATGCGGCCTATCCATGCGACTGCCATACTCGACTGGGCTTCCCTGGTTCCCTTACTGACACATAAACTCTCTCGGTTAGACTCCGACCTTTCACTACCCACCAGCAGTCTGCTGTTCCTCCAAGCACCAGCGAATAATTGACCACTTCGCTGACTTCGGAATCGCTTATCACGATTCGCTAGGGCTCGCGCCTACAACGATAACGCTCACCCGCTTGAACCATTCCCTAGCCCGAGCGGGGATAAATTCCCGGGCGGCTTCAGTATTAACAGGAATGGGGGCCCACTTTCCCGAAGGTATTGGTCGATTCCTTTGCAGTAGTCATACGAGAGATTTACCTAGCAGGACTGCCACGGCTATGAAGCGTCGCCTGTGTCCCACATTCTCGGGAGAGCTATTTCGCCAGCGGGTTCGCATGTCGCCGCTAACTTACTCCCTAGGTACGATGACCGGTCAAACGGTCACGGTTTGTCTCCAAACATTGTCAGGAAGGTGTCTCGCATTTATGCCTTAAATTCAGGCGCAAACGCGATACATCAGGCGCACATTATAGGGAGGATCGCTGGCAAATAGATCAATGGTTGAACCATCAAGCAGGCGGTCCAAATCCTCTTGCGAACTGCTGTCACCGCACATCAATCGGTGGTTGCCAAGTATCCAAATATCGCCCGGTTTGGTAGTCGCTTCGTCCGGCGGCTGGGGCACATCTTCTGGGTCGGTCAATCCCTGCTGAACTTCGCCACTGACCATGCTTGTTAATTCTTCCTGGTCGAAGCCCAGCAGGTTCAGGTCAAAATCCATCTCCTGCAGTGCAGACAATTCGATGGGCAGGAGTTTGTAATCCCATTCAGCCAGGCTGGCGGTCTGGTTGTCAGCAAGACGATAGGCCTTAACCTGCGCGTCTGTTAGATCGGTGGCCACATGCACCGGGACCTTGGCAAGTTCCAGCTTCTTGGCTGCTTTCCAGCGGGTATGCCCGACGATGATCACATTTTCGCTATCGACAACAATGGGTTGCCGAAAGCCAAATTCCCGCAGTGAAGCTGCCACCGCATCGATGGCGTCATCGTTAATGCGGGGGTTGCCGGGATAGGGTTGGACCTGGTCAATGTCGCGTAATTCGATCTTCATAAAATTTTTCCTTCAAGAAAGAAAGTCTGTCTATAAGCGGTGCTGTTCCCGCGGCCATTACGATGGATTTGGGCCAGGGAGGAACCATTCAAAGTCAGTTCCGAGTTCTGGCATGAGGTGGCTTTGGCCCTGTCGCACGACGTTGGCGTCTGTGGCCCACGGTGGCTTGGTGGTCTATTCGTTCGCCTTTCCCGTACCAACGCGACGTGGGCCAACGTAGGCGGGGCACGGCGATTCGTTTTGTGTGCCGAGATTCGTCCTTCGAAATCGGGGCACGCCGGTCTTGGTCTGATTCATTTTGTGTGCGCCCCTTTAGGGGGCGCACAAAATGAATCCAGACACGGCGTGCGGCTTTCATTTTGTGGGGTTGTTTGGCGCACAAAACGAATTGAAAATCCAGAACAAAACATCATGTTCATCACTTGGAACTCCCTCTATTGGTATGTGTCACGACACGCTGATATGTGTAGGGTTCATTGCGTTGACCGCTGCCATGTCGCTGCAGAAGACCATCGTTATCAGCTGACCGAAGCAGGTTGTCAGCAGCCCAACGCGATAGCCCGGCATCGATTGCCTTAGCGATGATGCTGGTTCGCACAGCCGGTGTGTCATCCACAAACGCATCGATAAATGACTGGGCAGTCCATTCGGGCTTTTTCTGACCACGTTTTTTCGACTTCTCGGATCGCAGTTGCGTGGGGTCCAGATCATCAGCAGCATGCCAAACCGGGAACGCCCAACGCAGACAGCATGGTGATACCGGTGGCCAGGACCGCACGGCCGCATCCAGCACGACAGCGTCTTCCTCCTCGTGGCTGCGAAGGATCATGTGTGTGTCCGTGGCTCGGCTCTGACTACCCGCACCTGCACCGACATCAGTAACGCTTTTGCCCGACTGGTTGCCTTTGGAACTGTGATGAATCAGCACGAACGAACAGGCCAACTGGTCGGCATAACGGTCAATGTGGTTGTAGAGCGAAGCCATCGTCCCGTTATCGTTCTCATCCATATCCCGGGGCATGAACCGATAGAACGCATCGAGAATGATCACCTTGTACCGACCTGGTTCAATCGACTGGAAAAACGTGCCCAACGTGAATACGTCCTGCAAAGCACCACGCAGGTTCTGAACCCAGACCCGGTCGGCATAGGCATCAGTCGGGATACTGCGAGCATTAGCAACCTTTGGGATGCGGTTGGCACTGGTTTCACGATGCAATTCGTTGTCGAGAATCAGAACATCGCCACGTTCACAAGGAAAATTCCCCAGCCAGTCACGCCCAGTTGCAATGGATAAAGCAAGATCAGTTACCAACCAGCTCTTGCCCATTTTCGGAGCGGAGATCAGGTTCATAGTCTCACCTTCGCGTAGCAAACCATGGATGATTGGTTTTCTGAGTTTGGGGTGATCGTTGGTGAGTTGCCGCACGGTCAGGGGTTCGAATGACAATGGTGCTGCTGTGGGTGGCATTGGCGTGGACATGGTATTGGGAGCCGGTGCCCCATAGCCCTGCGAACGCAATGCCGAAGCGGCACGTGCATAATCGCCACCATGTTCCAGCAAGGTCAATACTGAGAACGGCGAATAGGCTTTTCGTGATTCAAACGGATGCGCATTGACGGTGAACACATAAAATACGCCGTCTTTGAGTGTTGCTGACCAGCCTGAGTTTTTACCCGGACGTCGCCAGTATTCATTGCCATCGTTGCCATTGCGGACGTGTACCCAACCGTGTTGCTTGAGGATATCTCTGGGATCAGCTTCGCTGTTAAACGCATCACCGGGCCGGATTGATCCATCATAAGCTGCTCGTGAATGAGGTGGTGGCCCATCGACTACCGGCGGGATGTATTCGTTGAGTTCCCACGCAGCTTGCAGCAGGATTTCACGTTCGGACTCAGTGAGAACAGGCAGATCGCAAAGATCACCTTGGATCAATTCGTAACCCGGCGTCGGATCACACAGGAACAGACCACCTTCACCACGGGTTTCAATAAGTGTGATGATTTTCTGAGTCTGACTGTCCTGACGCTGGGCGAGTTTGAGATTACCACTGACAGACGTTTGGCAACGGTAGATGACATGCTCGCCATTGGAAGGAGTCGACTCGACCACCAGGTGATCACGCAGATCAGGTGGGATGCGATCAAACCATGCAGAGAACAACTCGCCGTTGGCATCAAAGTCGATGACTTCCAGATTGCCGGAAGTCTTGCCACAGACAATGCACAGGCCATCGTGTTTGCTTGAAGATGTGCCGAACCATGTATCAATCTGTTCAGACGTGGGAGATTGATCCTGGTAAGTTTTCCAAGAAGGGACTGCAGGCCGCTTTTGGGCTTTGATCGCTGGTAGCACGGTCAGGCCAGCTTGTTGATATGCAATGGCTCGTTCACAAATCGTCATGGTTCTGGCTGCCTGCTTCATCAAAATGGGATGTCATCATCTGCCGGGACATACGCGGGTAAGTTGTCATCTTCATCACCAATGATCCCCCAGTCGTCGTCGGCATCCGGCTTGGGGCCCAGGTCGTAATGCACGATTCGATCAAACTTCTCACCGGCAACGGATCGCACCTTGATGGACCGGGGCATGGCCAGTTGATCGCGGTCAGCCAATTCCACTGCCTCTTCGACATTGTTTGGGCATGGCAGGTTGCTGCGCGTTGCCCACCATTGCTCGGCTTTGCGACGAGCAAAACTGTCATGGGGATGCTCAAGACAAATCCACTCGGAATTCTGTTGATGGAAACCGACTTCGTAATCCACGCGCATGGATCGCGGTGCGTCGGCCGGTGCATTGCGTTTGACGTGAATGCTGTAATAGACCCGGCGGACCTTGTATTCGTCGATACTGACTTGGCCGGTGAGGATGCCAGTGGAATCGGATTCTGCTTCGTGTTTGCGGCGTTGGGGTGGTGGGAATACATGACCGCAATCCGGGCAGGTCGCGTAGCCGGTTGCAATCAATGCCATACAGGAGGGGCATTCCTTGGCAGGCGCGATACCAGTGCCTTTGCTGGCCGGAGCGTTAACGCGGATCGCGTCAACTGGGCCATGGCGCAGCACATTGCCACCAAAGTCCAGTACCAAACAATCGGTCTTGCCTTCACAGATGCGAAAGCCTCGACCCACCATCTGGTAGTACAACCCGGGCGACATCGTCGGGCGTAGCAGGGCCACGCAATCGACATTGGGCGCATCAAAGCCGGTGGTCAGGACGTTGACATTGACCAGGTATGCCAAGTCGCCATCGCGGAACCGTTGGATCAACATGTCGCGGTAGAGCGTGGGCGTCTGTCCATCGATGAAACCGCACTCCTTGCCGGAGACCCGCTCGAGCAGTTTGGTTACGTGCGTGCCATGATCCACGCCTGATGCGAACACCAGACAGGACTTTCGTTCTGTGGTTTTTACTGCCTCAACAATCTCGCGGCAGGCCGCATGCACCATTGAGTCCTGATCCATGAGTGTTTCCACCTCATCAGCCACAAACTCACCTGCACGAACATGCAACTGCTGGAAATCAGGCTTGAATCGACCGGCCTTTGATTTAAGTGGCGAGAGAAAACCATCACGGATCAGCTCGCGTACACCGATCTCAAAACAGATGCTGTTGAGAATCCCATCGGGCGGTGGCACGCAGATCGGCCCGGACGACATCCGAAATGGTGTAGCGGTGAGGCCGATCACACGCAATGCCGGATTGATCTGCTGCATGTCGGTGAGTAATCGTCTGTACATCCCATCGCCATCGACAATGGGGATCATGTGGGCTTCGTCGACGATTACCAGATCAAAATGTCCCAGTTGATCTGCCTTCTGATAGATCGACTGAATTCCTGCAATGATGACCGGATGCGATGTGTCACGGCGTTTGAGTCCCGCAGAATAAACGCCCACGTGAATGTCCGGGCAGACCTGGTCAAGTTTGTCCTTGGCCTGTTCAAGCAGTTCTTTGACATGGGCAAGGATCAAAACGCGACCATTCCAGCGCGTGACCGCATCCGAACAGATGCGTGCGATCACGGGCGTTTTGCCACCACCTGTGGGGATCACCACGCAGGGATTGTCGTCTTGCATGCGGAGATGTTCATAGACCGCATCGACTGCCTGTGTCTGGTACGGTCGCAGTGTCATAGGCAGGCGTTGTGATTGTGCCTGGGTAAACAAGGTCACAGAACCTCCTCGGGAAGTCCCATGCCTTGAAGCACCATTTTGCGGTGTCCATGTTGCCGCAATGCGTTTGCACCAGCTTGACGCAGTTCTTTTTCAGCCTGATTAAACACAGCCATCGCCTGTTGATCACTCATGTTTTGTAACCAGGTGCTGGGATGACCTTCAAACCAATCTGCAACTGCACAATAGCGCAAGGCAGCACAGATAAGTTCATTCTGAATGGCAGTTTGTTTTTTAAGAGAACGAGTCATTGTTTCTCCGTAATCCTCACGTGAACTTTGCCTGTCTTGGGCATGACCTGTGCTTTTTCGATCAGGAGCCAAACGATCTGACTGTCATCATGGAACGCTCCGCCATGTTCCAATGCGTCGCCAATGGCTTTGAGCAGGTTGTCCAGGTCACGTCGACGACGATCCGGCGGGAAAACTTCGACATGTACAGCCAAAGGGCCGGACATGGGCTGGACCTGCATCGCCAGAAGAATGTCCCGAACGGCATCACGGAAGCGCAGACCATTGCGACTGATCACAGTGCGACCACGGAAGTGTCTCCAGTAGTGATTAACCGAAGGTGGGTATGGCAGGTCCAGTTCAAGCATGATTGCCCAGTAAAAGCAGGTTAAAAACGAGCCTCCCGACAGTCAGAACAACTGCCGGGAGGCTGGGAGATGTAAATGGAGCAATCAACGTTTCCAGGGAGGCGTCGTCGGCGCGGTCTGCGTGGAAGCAGTGCCATCGGGTGCATTGCCGGTGGAGGCATCGCGTTTGGCATAGCCACGAACTTCGTTGGACATGTCGCCGTTGTCATCACGTTTCTTGAGCTTGACGGTGATGACCAACGGGATGTTGTGCAGTTCGACACTGTCGCCAGGTTGCATCACACCCACCGCACGACAGATGGATGAGAGTTCCTGCTGAGCGATATGCACTGCGGTGGGGTTGGGGTTCTTGAGATTCAAACGTGCCCAGACATAGCGACCTTTGTACGGACCATCGAGAATCTGAAAGGTCAGTTGCAGGTATTCGCCTTTGCCATTCTTGGTGGGCTTGGATTCGGACTCGGTGATCACCGCCAGGTATTTGCCTGCGGGTAGAGGTTCAAAATCCTGTGACGGTTCGACTTGGGAAGCATTAAAACCATTGAGGTTTGCCATAGATCAATCTCCTTGTTCAATAGGTAAGTGTCAGTTGGAAGCAGAAATGTCGGATTCGGTTGTTGTGATTTCAGTTGACGGGTCATTTTGCGGATGAGCCTGTTGGGTGTAATAGGCATAGGCATCCCATTCCAGAGGCAGTTCATAGGGCATGTTCAGCCGGTTCTTGGCCACATGGGTCGGACCTTCGCAGGTGCGCATTACCCGCTGAGGCGCGGTCATGCTCTTGATCTTCTTGGGATCGGTGGTGACGGTGTATGTGGCAAAGAAGACTTCGTCACACCATTCCATGACCACGGATGCAGCCAGCTTGTGCAGACGTGGTGAGAAACGGTCGAAAGCTGAATCCTCGGGCGTTTGGAATTTTTCGATGCGGGTATGAGCGATCAGGACCACCGTCATCCCGCGCAGACGACGCAATTCGTCCAGGGCATCAAGGAACTTTCGCCAGAAGTTCAGGGCATAGGTGTATCCCTTCTGGAAGCCGATCTTTTCGATATTGGAGACATTTTCGCTGGTGCAGACTTCCTGCCAGATCAGGCGTTCGAGCCAGTCCAATGAATCGATGACGACGGTTTGAAAATCATGGGCGTCGTTACGCAGATCGGTTAATGCTTCCGTGACCTGACCAAACGAACGGGCCAGCGGGAACTTGGCACAATCAATTTCGCCCAGGCCATCTTCGGTTTGGATGAAGATCGGGTTGCGAGCAGTGGCACCGAACGTGCTCTTACCGACACCTTGTACGCCGTGAACCATGCAGCGACGTGGGGAAGCTTGTTTGCCAATGTGAATTTGTGATAGAAGACTCATGTCAGAGATTCCTTTCGGGATTGAAATTGCAGTATGGTTTGAATGGTTCGCGTTGCCGGGATTGACTTCCGGGGGGGGGCTTCCGGGGGCTTCCGGGGGTTACATCCAGTCGAAGGTGCGGAGTTCTTCGAAGCCTGTGGGCCAGATATTGGATTGACGGCAGTGACGTAGACGTTTGACCGCGTCTTCGTTTTCACGTTGAGCGATGGCAAGAACGTCTTCACCCATCCGCCACACACCGCAGCGATAAGGTTCAGACTTTTCGATGGCAATCAGATGTACCGGCAGATCACGGGGATCAATCATGGCAGCGGCAGCAGCGATACTGCGATAGAACGCCAGTTGATGGACATAACCGAACCGACGGGCGTCCGCTTCAAAATGGTTCAGATCATTGGTTGTTTTCAGGTCAACGATGCCAGCACCAAGCATGTGCGAAAGCCAGTCAATGCGGATCTGGCAATCGACATTCTGCCAACGCGTGCGAACCACGGATTCAGCGGTCCCCAATACCAGCAGTTGCTTGGCAAGTGGATGAGACATCACGCCCTCGGCCATCATCTCGATCTCGTGGGCCTGCTTGGTGGTCAAAATCGGGTTGGGCTGATCATTGAGCCATTGGGCATATGCCTTGGTATTGCTGCCAAACGGTTTGTCAGTCTTTGGGTTGATGGGGCCATCGCTGACGATGTATTCCTCATCAAATTTTTGGTGTCCTTCGAGAATCATTGTGTGCGTGGCACGCCCGATGAGATAAGCACTGCTGTCTTGATCCTTGGCCATGCCAGTGAGTTTCCAGTGATACAGCAACGGACACTTACGGAAGTCAGCCAGCCGGTGACTGCTGAGATTTTCCTTGGACTTGGCGTGGTACGTGTCCGCAGGTTCAAAGATCAGTTGTGAAGCCAGACTCTTGGGAATCATTATTTGGACTCCTGTAATGGATACCAGGTCATGCTCAGATGACCGGTGACTTTGCATTCACGCTGCGGGCCGTTGACGACCTGGCCGGATGTGCGCAGTTCGGGCAATCGACGGGATGGGACATGACGTTGCATGCCTGCGGTGACCGCGATTTCCGCAGCGGTGCGTCCGGGTTGTTTCCAGACTTCCATCAGGCAGATTTGCCGTTGTGATGAAGCACGTCCTGAGGTTTCGGATTCTTGTGCAGCAATGTGGGATGTGATCGGATCACGTGATCGGGCTCTTGCGGTCATGGTTTTCTCCAGCGAGATTCAGGTGGTCAGCCACAGGCTCACGATGCGATGTGGCACAGACACTTGTTATTTGCCGCTGGAGCGAAAATTTGCTGGATCAAATTGACGGAATTGAACAACACATACGTGGGACGTGTGTCTCACGTATGAGCCAGTAAATGTGAATGGTGATCCAGCAACAGGCCACACACGCCGGACATAAGAGATGGGCAACACGTCGCACGAACCACAGACTTGAACCAACACCGCGCAGAGCATGGGAGTAACGACACCGAGGTTGTCTTGGCGTCAAACAAACCAAGTCATGAAAGGTTAATCATGCTCAGCAATGTTTATGTTGGAACCCGAAATCAAACGGTTGCCAATCTCGTGATCCGTCGTGCATTACGCTTGGGGATCAACTCCGATGAGATTGAAGATTTGCAACAGAAGATTGTTCCCAAACTCACGCGTTTCCTGTTCAAACCGGAGCGATCCAATGGGGCGTCGCTCAACACGGTTCTCACCAGTGTCATTGATCGGCAACTATTCAGTTACCTGCGAGCCCGCAAGCGTTACCAGCAACGCATCGAACGATTGCGAAACATCAACTACCTCAAAACGGTTCAGCCAAGACCGGTCCCGCCAACCCAAGTCTCCGATATGCGAATGGATATTGAATCGGTCATGGCCAAACTCACCGAGCGTGATCGCAACATCTGCATCGGCTTAAGCCACGGGCATACCATCAAAGACATCGCCAAGCAGGTGGGGTGTGGTCGGGACACTGTATCCCGTGCCATCCAACGGATGCGCAAGACATTTACCGATGCTGGCCTGAAGGTTTGGATTGATCCGGACTTTGATCCAGAACATGCAAAAACCCCTGAAAAACAGGAGGAATCTTATGTCTGAGCATTTAAATCAGACTGGACAGGTGACTGGATTTGAGCGACTGTGTCCAGAAGAAGATAGCGGTTCTGAAAATACGTACAGGACCGCCCACGCCGCCCGAAACGTGCCAGGGGCATCGTGGATTACCCAGGGCTTGTTCGACGCCACACGGCGGCTATGGTCGCCACGATAC